AAGGTATGACTATTTCTTCACTCGACCACTTTATTACACTAGAGGAATCATCCAAGTGTACCATTACGCGACGTTCCCAGAGACTTCTGTACCAGATGTTCATAGGATCGCCTAAATATTTAGTTGGATGCTTGGGTGAAAATCTGCCTGAGTATGCCATAGTATCTTATTTATAAGGAAAAATAGATGGCTGATACACAAGACGGAGCGCCAGCGCTCTCTACAAGGGAAATACTGGACCAACATCGTGCCGACCATGCCACCGAGCGTGCAGCTGACCTGGCTGCTTATGAAAAAGGATTAGGTACATCTGGTAAATTAGATGATTTAAATCAGAATCCTTACTCACAAACATATTCTTACCCCAAAGGTAGCGATAAAATATACCCACACTACATTAAATTCAATATCAATTTACCAAAAAAGTCACAATATTTTAAACAGCTAACAAATGTAGAAGACGATAGCGTCTTGCAAGACTCTACTGTTGATCAGAATAGAACAAACTTTGACAGATTAGGAGCAGTCGAAGGATTTTACGAAACGACTGCAACTGCTGTCATAACTGGCACTGCAGTTGGTGCTACTGCTGCAGCAGAAGCAGTTGCTCGAGCTGCAAAGAGAGGTAAGAAAATTACGGGAGGTACTGTTAAATCAGCAGCTGCTGCAGGAATAACTGCTGCTGGTGTCGCTACCGCCATAGCAGCAGTTGATGTAACTAGAAAAACAAAAAGACTAGCGGCAAGTATAAGACTATACATGCCAGATCAAGTTGTAATGCAAACGCAAAACAAATATGGTGAAGTAAGCATGACCGCAGCATTAGGAATGGCTGGACTTGCTCTTAATACAGGTGGATCAATCGGCAGTGCAGTTAGTAAAAAAGCAGAAAAAATAGTAGCATTTTTAACAAACCAAGCAGAGACTGAGAGATCTCAACTACCAACTGGATCTGAAGCAAATGCCGCAGAAACATTTGGTAATATTGCAGGTGCTGGTGGTAAAAAATTGGGAATTTTTGGAGAAGGTATTGAGAACGTATTGCTACAATCATTTGGTTATGCACAAAACCCTCAAGTAGAAGTATTGTTTGAGACCACAGACCTTAGACAATTTGAGTACGCTTTTAATTTCTTGCCAAGAAATGAGGATGAAGCCCGAGAAGTGTTAAATATTATTAAAGTGCTTAGATTTTATTCTGCACCAGAATTAGCACAAGGCACAAGAGGTAGATACTTTATTCCACCAGCAGAGTTTGATATACAGTATATGTTTATAGATAATGGTAAAGAAGTAGAAAATACTAAACTACACAAGATATCAACTTGCGCGTTGGTGGGTGTTGACATCAATTATGTCGGAGATAGTGGGCAATTTGTCACATTCCCAGATGGAACACCAGTTAACATACAAATGCGTTTGTCGTTTAAAGAACTTGAAGTTATTCATAAAGGCTTGGTCAATCAGGGTTACTAATGTCATATTTCAACAATTTCAATTTTTTATATTACAACCTAGAAAACGACACATACAGTTCTCGTCTAGTCACTAATATTTTTCAGCGCAGCACATTTCTAAAAGAAGTGTTGACTAACTCTATGATTGCATATGACTATTATGTGAAAGACTCAGACACGCCAGAAAGCATTGCGCACAAACTATATGGAAGTGCTCATAGACATTGGATTGTGTTACTATACAATAAGATCATGAATCCGTTTTATAGTTTTCCGATGAGCGATAACAAACTGCATAAATATATTGAAAATAAGTATGGGTATTCTCTGGCTGTTTCTATGAACACGCTACACCATTATGAAAAACGTGTTAAGAAAGATCATTACGAATATAACACATTAAGATATACTAACACAGAAACATACACTGTATCTGAATATGACGTAAATCCAGATACAGGAGAAATAACTCTAAGAAGTTCTCTTCCAACTTCTTCGTATTTCCCGATTACGTTATTTGATGAGTGCTTTGATGAGACGTTTGATAATAATACTCAAACAATTGGGACTGTTACGTTGAACTTTGTTTCTGTATATGAATATGAGAATAATTTAAACGAGTCTAGAAAAACAATTAAATTGCTGGATGCTTCTTATGTGAAACAGGTAGAAGACGAGATGCGCGCAATTATGAAAAGTGAGTGATTGAATGAGTGTTACAAAAGAATCCCTAGAGCCAGGATTTAGCAATCCAAGAGAATACATAAGCAATACTAACATCATATTCTCTGATGGTAAGACTGTGAAAAACGTCAGTCAAGTTATACTTGAATTGGTAATTCACCAAACAATGGATTCACCATATATGTATGGTCACGCGATTATATCAGATACTCAAAGTTTGATAAGTAAGTTTAGTATGAACGGATATGAGTTTTTGGATATATCCTATGACAGATCAACTGCAGATTCACCGATAGAGGGTAAATTTAGCATCTATCTAATTTCAGATAGAAAACCAATACAGGGCGGTGAAGTATATAAGATGCATTTCTGCTCAAGGCAGTCTTTGATATCAGACTCAACCATTATATCGAAAGCATACTATCGTTCTGCTATATCAGATATTGTGGCTGATATACTGATCAATTATCTAGACGTTCCTGAGAAAAACATTATTTTGGAAGAAACTGCAGGTGCGTATGATATAGTCGTTGCGGATAAAAGACCATTTCAAGCAATTACTTGGTTAGCAAGCAGAGCATACAATTATAATAATGATCCAGCATATGCTTATCACTTCTATCAAACTAGAGATGGGTATACGTTTACATCTTTACAAAGTTTATTTCAACAACCAGTCAAAAAAACATATCGCTATGATCTAAAACTCATAAGCGATACACCAAATCAAACTAGCGACATTCGTAAAAATATGAATTCAATTTTGCGAATGAAAGTCACCAGAGATTTTGATACAAAGAGAGCTCTTTTTTCTGGGTCGTATTCAAATCAAATGACGGTGGTTAATCTGGTCAATAGAGAATTTGAGACTAAGGTTTACTCTATCAACGATCAAACAGATCTACTATTAAACAAGCACGTCAACACAAACAATCCTCTATTGTTAGATAGTCCAGCTTGCAAAGAAACATTGTATGTCAAAACACCAGAAACTAAAGAGGAAGTAAGTAACGATGTTGATATATGGATGAACAATGCTATATTACATGGAAATTTATGCAGAACGCAAAAGGTATTCATTACTGTGAGCGGAGACTTGACAGTCAAACCTGGTGATATTGTTAGACTGGATATGCCATTAAACACACCACCGTTTGAAAATACCAAAGACTTTGACGAGGCAAAAAGTGGCAAGTACATAGTTGGTGATGTTTCTCATATCTTTAGAGAAGATGGTTTATTTGACACAAACATAGAATTGTGGACCAACTCTTTCGCCGAATCTCTACCTTCTGGTATTTAATATGTACGAAAACGATCCACACTTTATGGGCAAAAACGGATTCACCTGGTTTCTGGGTGTTGTAGAAGATCGCAACGATCCAGAGAAAATTGGAAGGGTTCGTGTACGTTGTTTTGGGTGGCACACAGAAGATAAGGAAGATATTCCGACCGCTACACTGCCATGGGCGCACGTTGTTCAAGCACCCAATGTACCCGCTTCCTACACCTGTAGGCTGGGCGACTATGTGTTTGGTTTCTTTATGGATGGTGATGCCGCTCAACAGCCAATGATCCTTGGAGTTTTACCAGGCAAACCAACCAACCCCGCAAATCCTAATTTGGGCTTCAACGATCCAACTGGATTTCACCCCCAAAGACCAGGAGAATCAACACTATCTACATTGGCTACAAATAAGAAAAAATATCCAATCAATTGGGTGCTTGAAAGTGAATCTGGGCAGTCAATACAGTTGGACGATGCGGGTGAACAAATTGTCGTGACGCATCCATCAGGAACAACAGTTACTTTTAATAAAGATGGAGATCAGGTCACTTTGGTCGCAAAGGACTATAAAGTCCAAGTTGCTAAAAATATTTCTATTCAAACAGAAAAGAATTGCACTTTTAGTGTCGGTGGCACATTTCAAGTCAATGCTAAAGACATTAGCCTAGTTGCTGCAGATGATGTTTCTGTTGCTGCGAAGGGTACAGCAACAGTGACGGGTTCTAGCGGATTTACTGCTACGGGTGGTCAACTTGTAACAGCAACATTCAGTAGCGGTGACTCTGGTGCTTCAATGAGTTCTGCTGGGACTAACGTGACAGTTAATCCACTGACAGCAAGCATAACTGGTCCTGGGGGAACAGTCAGCGCTACTCCATTGGGAGTAGATGTTAATTGCGTACCTGGGATTCCAATTCCACCAGCACTCAGCAAATTAGCAGCAAAGATAAACGAACTGAAGACTAAATTTGAAACCTTTAAGAACCAAATTAAGACACAGTTGCAATTGGCTGCTGTTGAGTTCTTAGTAAATACAGGCATAGCAGATGGAATCGTTAGATTGAGAGAAGTGAGTGATAAGATTGCTGCATTTAAGAAAAAATTTGATCAAGAAACTGCAAATACTTCTTTGGCAATTGCGCAAAAACTTTCTCCAGTCACAAATTTTATTGATCGAATCAATAGGGCAAAAAATGCGCTAGATCGTGCTGTAGTGGATATTGAAAATGCGTTACAGCCACTAGAAAGAATAGTCGGTAAAGAACTATTCCCAAGAACAAAATACTTTGATAATCCTTTTCAGAATGAGTCTATAGATAGAGTGATCTCTGCTTTGTATCAACCAATAAGAGAATTAAATGATGAGGTTGTTAATTTGAATGTGGAGTTCCTTGATCGTATTGTTTTGGAAAACAAGTTAGAATCTTCAGGTGATGACTTGACAAATCTTCTGAATGAACTAAATGCAGCAACGCACGATCTGAACCAATTGTACAATTTAAATGTTACTAACCGAGATAAGATGATCAATATTCTAGATAGAATAAGATCTAAGCTGGATAAACTAACTGGAGATAAATTGTTGACATATGAAGACGCAGAAGGATATGACTTCTTCGATCTAATTAGAATATTCAACATCAACGTTGATCAGGAATTCGAAAATTTCATTGATCAATTACAAGATCCAGAAACTATTACCGATGAAGAAATTGAAGCATACGCTAAATTTGTAGTACAATCTCAAAATGTAGGGGCATAAATTATGGCATTATCTAAATCCGCAGTTGTAGCAATTGTTCTTGGTTTGATTGGCGGAATACCATTGCTAGGATTGTTCAACCATAAATCAAATTGCGCACAACCAATAGCGAGTCAAATATCTTTGCTGGGATTGGCTGGTATGGCATTGTCTGTTGCTGCCTCATTGAATCCAGAATTGGGTAAGAAGATTGCTGGATTAGCAGAAATTGCAGAAAATCCAATGGGCGCTTTGAGTGATGCTGTTTCGGAAAAGGTCAAAAACTATACAAAAGATAATTTTTCTGGATTGTCCACTATACTAGACGTTGCTTCGGATACTACAGAATCGGTGTCAAGTGCATATAAAAATTTTACAACAGCACTTGGTGGTACAGATGGAACGAATGGTGGTGCCGCAGCCGCATTAACTAAACATAAAGAATACACTGATAACATAATAGGAACGCCAGTCTCTGACCCAAATAACCAAGATCAATTAAGCGCAGCGCGTAGTAGTCCAGAAACAATTTAACACAGGGTGAGTAGAGTATGCCAGATGCAAATAACTTTTTATATCTAAACTTAACTGGTGGTCCTAATGTGATCACTCAGATAGCCAAAACTGAGTATCGTTCTGGTAAGTATATGATACAAGCGTCCTCAAACAATAGACATCAACTCTCGGAAGTCTATGTGTTGTTTGATGATAAAACTGCGTATATTAGACAATACGATCAGATTTATAACATAGACCCGTTTGTGGAATATAGTGCAAATGTAGACTCTGGAAATCTCTATTTAAGAGCAACTACATCAATATCCAATACGAGTCTGGCAGTATACGGCGAGTTATACTCTCATCCGATTATTAAACCCGATAAGAATATAGACATGCAAAACATTATGGAATTGGCTGTCAGTATGTCCGCTATGTATCCAGACGACAATACCGATCATATTTCTGCATTGACAAGTAGTTTAGATGTGAAGAAAGAGCTCGACGAGCTGAATGTCGTTATAGACACCAGCATTGAATATATGCAAACAGCAGAATTCAATGCTCTAACTTCTGAACAGAAAGCCGCATACTTAAACGATGCAGCAAATAGTATAAATAGATTGTCAAATGAACTAGATTCTGCGGTAGAATCAGATATTGCAAACTACAAAGATATGTCAAGAAAAGTACAAGCAATGACTTCTGTCGCAACCGTTGATGCAGCATATAGAAACCCTAAAGTGAAGCCATTCTTGGATAAGGTATTAAAACCTGAGGCTAAAGAAGTGTTTGCATATAGGGGCGATTTGGGTATTGGTGCTGATTTACCATTGACACAAGATCAAATAAATGAACTACAACAGTTTGCCGATAATGATGGAGTGTTGAGTCGTGTTGCAAAGAAAATTTTGGATAAACAAGTAGAAAAAATAGGCTAATCTAGATGCCACTAATCTCGAACTTATACAGCGACATAGATTTAAATTTTATGAAACACCCTGTTACTGGGGATATCATGAAGAAGAAAGATGTTGCTGCAATCAGTGCATCATTGTATAATATCTTTAACACTTCTAGATATGAACGACCATTCAATCCAGATCTTGGCGGTAATCTACGACAGGCTTTATTTGAACCTGTTGATTCTTCATCTGCAGTTTTGATTAAAGACTTAATTACCATTGCAATACAAAATTTTGAGCCTAGAGTAGAATTAGTTGATCTCAATATTGAACCGAATATAGATGAGAATGGATACAAGGTATTCTTAACTTTTTTTGTCACCAATATACCAGACCCAATAACAATTAACCTATTCCTAGAGAGAGTAAGATAATGGCTGACACTGAGTCAAAATTAAACATTGCTAGTCTTGATTTTGATAATATCAAAAATAACTTAAAGACATTTTTGAGAAGTCAAAGCGAGTTCTCAGACTACAATTTTGAGGGATCTGGTCTATCCGTACTGCTAGATGTTCTTGCATATAATACTCACTACATGGGATATTATTTGAACATGTTAGCGAATGAAATGTTTATCGATACTGCTACTCTAAGAAGTTCAGTAGTCTCGCACGCCAAGTTAGTAGGATATACGCCAAGATCTATTGTATCATCAAAAGCACTGATCAATCTATCATTTACTGGTTCAACAACTGGTACTACACTAACAATCCCAAGATTTACTAGATTTTTATCTAGCGAAAAAGATGGATTCAATTACCTATTTACAACAACAGAACAATTAACATTGACACAAAATTCCACTGGTGGATTTACTGCTACTGGTGTTGAGATTAAAGAAGGTCAACCGCAATCATATACATTCACATACAATCAACAGTTGAACGAAAAACAAATATTTGTCCTTCCTGATTCTAATATTGACACAACTACGGTTCAAGTTCAAGTTCAAACATCGGCTCAAAAGACCAATAGAACAACATTTACTTTGGCTGAAAATGCCACTGGGGTTGAATCTACCAGCGAAGTGTTTTACATAGAAGAAAATCGTGACGGTAAATATCAAATCTATTTCGGAAACGATATTATCGGTAAAAAATTATCTGATGGTAATATCGTAATTGTAACATATCTTGTTAGCAGCGGAAATGATGCTAACGGAATTACAATATTCAGACTTATTGATCAAGTAGATGGTATGACTGCCACAGTTTCAACGATGTCAGAATCATCAGCTGGCGCAGGTGCTGAATCAATAAATGATATAAAAGCACTTGCACCTAAATCTTTCGTATCTCAAAATAGAGCTGTGACTAGAAATGACTACATCGCGCTAATCAAGAGACTATATCCTTCGTTCTCAGCCATCACAGTTTGGGGTGGTGAGGAAAATGATCCACCGATATTTGGTAAGATTTTCTTCTCAGTTAGACCAGTTGGAGATTACAACATCACGCAAACTGAGATCAACAATGTTATCGAAAATGTAATCAAGCCATACAGCATCCTAACCGTAAAGCCTGAATATGTTGCACCAGATTATAACTATATCAATTTTGATGTTAATGTAGTTTATGATCCAACCAAGACTTCTTTGACGGCTGGGCAGTTATCTACTTTGGTTAGAGATACTGTACTGAATTATACTGAAACCAACTTTATTGGATTTGATACAATATACAAAAACTCCAAGATTGTTCGCGAAATTGATAATGCAAATAGGGCTATAGACAACAATGAAGTTTTCGTATCACTAGAGAAAAGATTTAGACCAACATTAAACCAGGCAAGAAATTATATTCTAGACTTTGGAGTTCCGTTGAGTCCTGGTACTTCAGGAAAGAAGATATACGGAGTAACAAACTTCAGATATTTTGACAATGCTGGTGTATTGAGAGAGTGTATTATTGAAGAAGTTCCACAGTCATATACAGGTATCTTCTCAGTTCAAATCAACAACTCAGGAACTAACTATTCATCAGAACCAACATTGACGGTATCTGGTGATGGCACTGGTGCTGTATTGAAGCCAGTAATCATCAATGGTAGAATTGCTCGTGTAGAGGTTGTAAACCCAGGAAGTGATTATACCACGGCGATTATCACTGTCAGTGGCGGAGGTGGTTCAGGTGCCATACTCACACCAAAACTAAACGCAACTCAGGGCAAGATGAGAATATTTTACTACGATACAAACAAGATTAAAAAGATCGTAAATGATAATGCTGGTACAATATACTATGATACTGGCGTTGTTCAACTTAATTCATTCAATCCTAATTTGATTAGAGATGCATTGGG